ATCCCCAGGCATGAACAGGACGCGGACGGCGCGACAGAGGGTTTGCGATACGTTGCCGATACCGAGGATTACGACGCCAAGCGTTCTGCGGTCTGGCGCAACATGCTGGTTGAGGGTGCCGGCGGCATCAGCGTTTCGGTCGAACCTAGCAAATACGCCCGACCCGCCATGAACCAGCAGCAAATGATGGGCTCGACCGCCATCACGCCGCCGCAGGAAATGGAGGTAAAGCTTCGTCGAGTGCCTTGGGATCGCATGTTTGCCGATCCGCATTCGTCTGAGAACGATTATTCGGATGCCGGCTATCTCGGCGTTGTGCTGTGGATGGACTATGACGACGCGCTGGAAAGGTACGGCGACAACGAGGACGCAAAGGATATTCTCGACACCACGTTGAGCACATCGCAAACCAGCGACACCTACGACGACAAGCCGAAGTTTAACGTCTGGGCGGACAAAAAGCGCAAGCGGGTTCGGGTCTGTCAAATCTGGATCAAGCGTGGCGACGAGTGGCATTTTGCTGAGTTCACCAAGGGCGGGATTCTAAAGGCCGGGCCGTCGCCGTATAAGACCGACAAAGGCGAGAGCGATTGCGAGCTGCTGTTCCAGTCGGCCTATGTGAACCGGGACAACGAGCGTTACGGCATCGTGCGGGAGATGATCTCTCCCCAGGACGAGATTAACAAGCGCCGCTCCAAAGCGCTGCATCTGCTTAATACGCACCAGACAACCTACGAAACCGGCGCGATCAAGGACATTGAGAAATACCGCAAGGAAAAGGCCAAGCCTGACGGCACGATGGAGGTTAATCCCGGTGCCTTGAGCGGGTCGGCACCGAAGGTCATCAGTGAAACCCGCACCGATCTGGCCGAAGGTCATTTCAAGCTATTGCAGGAGTCGAAAAACGAAATCGACCTGATGGGGCCGAACGGCACGTCAATGGGCGATAATACCCGTGGGTCAAACGCTGCGTCTGGCAAGGCCATTATCGCCAGCCAGCAGGGCGGCATGATCGAAATGGGAGACCTGCTCGATAGCCTGCGCCATTTGGACAAACGCGTTTACCGGGCGATCTGGAACCGCATTCGGCAGTTCTGGACCGCCGAGAAGTGGATTCGCATTACCGACGACGAGCGAAACATCAAATGGGTCGGCATGAACGTTGACCCGGCCCAGGTTCAAGCCGAAATGCAGCAGAACCCGGAGATGGCCAAGAAGATCGCGGGCGTGGTCGGCAGCGTTGCCGAGCTGGATTGCGACATCATCATTGACGACGCGCCGGACAGCATTACGCCGGCCCTTGAGCAGTTCCAAGCCCTGATCGAGCTGAAGAAGTACGACACCGAGAACGAAATGTCGTTCCGCTCGATTGTGAAGGCCGCTCCGAACCTGCGTAACAAGGACGAGATATTCGCGGAAATGGACAAGGCGGCTCAGGCCAAGCAGCAGAACCCAATGGCCCAACAGGCGCAGCAAATCCAGGTTGCCGGAGCGGTCGCAACGGTCAAGGAAATCGAGAGCAAGGCGATGCTCAACATGGCCAGGGCGCAAGAGGCCGGACAACCCGAGCCGGGCCAAGCGCCGCAAATGCAGGATTTTGAAATCCCGGCCGATATTCAGATCGGCAAGGCTTTGGCCGACATAGCCTATGTTGAGGCGAACACACAGAATAAGCGCGTGATGACGGCATTGGCTCCGGCCAAGGCGAACCACGACGCACAAATGAGCGAAGCGCAGCTATCGCAGCGCGCCGAGCAAATGAGACAGCCCGCAAGGGTTTAGGTGCCGCCGACCTTAAAGGGCGTTTGAGACCATGCCTCACTAAACATGGGATGCCGCCGATCTGCGGGCGTATGTGACCTTTCACATCAAAGGAAAACCCTGTGGCCGATCTGGACAAAATCTTGTCCGGCGAGGGCGCTGTTGCGTCTGAACCGGAACCTGCTGTTGAACAAGTAACGCAAGCCGCTCCTGAAGGGGAAACCCAGCCGGAGCCGACCGAGCAACCCGGTACTGAGGCATCGACGGGCCAAAAGATGGTCCCGCACGAAGCCCTCCATGCCGAAAAGCAGAAGGTAAAGCGTTACACCGAGGAAGTTTCAGACTTTCGGAAATCAAACGAGGCGCTACAGCGCCAAGTGTCCGAACTTCTGCAACGCATCCCGGCTCCTGCAAGGGAGAAACCGCAAGCGCCTGACTTCTTTGAGAACCCGGACGCCGCGACTGATTACAGAGTCGATCAGCGCATTACTCCGCAGTTTGAGCAGATGAATCAGGTATTGATGGCGAATGCAAAGCTTGTCGCCGGCATCAAGTTCACCGATGAAAAGGTGGACGAGGCCGAACAAGCTTTCATTGCGGCCATCCAGAGCAAGCAGATTGATCCAGCCGATTACCACAAGGTTGTAGGGGCGCCGAACCGTTACGCGGCGGCGGTCCAGTGGCATCAACGCTACCTGGCGCAGAAGGAAATCGGGGATGACCCGGCAGCCTTCCGAGCCAAGCTTGAGGCCGAAATTCTCGCAAAGCACGGTCTGACACCGCAAGCTGAAGGCAAGCCCGCCGCTCAGCAGCCGGCTCCTGTCATGCCGTCAAACCTCGCAACCGCTCGCAATGTCGGTGCCCGCAGTGGCCCGACATGGAGCGGACCAACGCCCCTTGGGGACATTCTGGATCAGCCCAGTATCTTCAAGCGGTAACAATCCGATTGCCCGTCGTGAGACGCGCATTCCCCGCGCAGCCGCAGTGATGCGCCTGCCAGAAGGACAAACTCAATGGCCGATACTCGCGCCAACGCAAATCTGACTCCCGAGCAATGGGACGACAAGTTCTTCACCGAATACCTCACCGAAAACCGCTATGCGGGCGAAATGGGGACCAGTGAGAACAACATCATCCAGGTCAAGGAAAGCCTGACCACCAAAGCCGGCGACCGCGTTAACTTCGCGCTCGTCAACAAGCTCACCCAGGACGCGGTTACCCGCCGTGG